GCAGCAATGTTAAGCAGCTATGCAATTCCTAGCCATTTGCGCAGCAGTGAGACAGCGCAGCAGGATGAGATTGATGTAACGGCTAAAGCTTTAAATCAGCTATTCCCAAACAACACTACGCCAGATCATTTGGCCGGTACGTTTGAACGTGCAGCATTGAAGATTAAGGCGGCTCATACCTCACGCTCATGGCCTAAAGCATCTGACATAGCATCAGCTATTAAAAGTTGCTTTGACAAAGCCAGTGGCCGTGACGTTGCTTCTGGGCCTTGGAAGCCTGATACTTATAAGATCAATGCTGAGAGAATTAAACGCGGCGAGGCTGTCGGTGACAATTGGGTAAACGGTAAGCTGGGTGAAGCACTGGTTGAGCGTGGCTTGGTCACTGAGCAGGATCTTCTGCCTTACCGCGAGGCAATAGGTTTTGCAAAACGATTTGAGGCGTGATAGACTTTTAGTCGGGCGTCATACCCTCTGTCTGCTCTACTTCCCCCCTCTGGCTAGGTTTCGCACTGCAACGAGGGGGGTCTTTTCTTTTAGTGGTTCTTAGCATACTATACACAACATATAGACGCACCCTCTAAGGACGGACTTATGCAACCAGAAGTTGAAACCGACACTAACTTAGTGAAAAATAAACCGCCCGCCGCTGGAAAAGGTAGACCCAAAGGCGCTAAGAATAAAAACAGTAAGCTTTTAAAAGATGCTATCTTAGAAGCTGCTGAATTAGCCGGTGGTAAACGTGGCATGGTTGCCTATCTTGAGTTGCAAGCAGAAGCAAACCCAACCGCTTTCATGGCTCTTATGGGAAAGGTTCTGCCATTACAGGTTACAGGATCTGGCGCACAGGGCGAGCATGAGTTTGTCATCAAATGGAAGTCATAGAAATTGACTACACTCCAAGGCTACAAGCGCGAGATTTTCATAACAGATCAGAGCGGTTTGCAGTATTGGTTGCACACAGGCGATTTGGTAAGACTGTAGCTGCGGTTAATGATCTTATCAGAGATGCGCTAACCATTGATCTACCTAACGTCAGGGTGGCTTATATCGCCCCGTATCTCAGCCAATCAAAAGCGGTGGCTTGGGATTACGCGCTAGAATATACTCAGGACATCCCTCATATTAAAGTAAATCACAGCGAGCTTAGGATAGATTTCCCCAATGGTGCAAGATTTCGGTTATTTGGCGCTGATAATTACAACGCTATGCGTGGTTTGTATTTTGATGCGGTAGTGCTTGATGAAATGGCTGACTTTCCTGCGTCAGCGTGGCCCACAGTCATCAGACCGGCTATCGTGGATCGCAAGGGTCGCGCCACAATAATTGGGACGCCTAAAGGCAAAAACGAATTTTGGGAAATGTATGACTATGCGAAAAACCATCCTGAGTGGTGGTGCAGGATGTTCAAAGCGTCTGAGACAGATATTCTTGATGAGGATGAGCTTGAAGAAGCTAAACGCACAATGGGCGAAGATCGCTATGAGCAAGAGTTTGAATGCAGCTTTGAAGCAGCAATCCAAGGTGCATATTACGCGCAAGAAATGAAAACAGCTACCTCTGAGGGTAGAGTGACAAATGTGCCTTACGATCCAGCCGTAGGTGTTACAACGGCATGGGATCTTGGCATAGGTGACAGCACGGCCATATTCTTTGCTCAATATGTAGGACAAGAGATCCGCATTATAGATTATTATGAAAGCAGCGGGGTTGGCTTAGATCATTATGCAAAGGTTCTCAGCCAAAAAGGTTATCACTACTCTGAACATATTTTGCCGCACGATGTGCAAGTAAAGGAGCTTGGCACAGGAAAGAGCCGTATAGAGACTTTAGACGCGCTGGGCATATCTGACATCACGATAGCTCCAAAGCTTGCTGTAGATGACGGGATACAAGCTGCACGGTCTATGATTGCACGATGCTGGTTTGATGAAGAAGATTGCGCTAGAGGCATAGAGGCATTGCGGCAATACCGCAGAGAATTTGATGAGAGATTAAAAACTTGGCGAGGTAGGCCGCTACATGATTGGACATCTCACGGCGCAGATGCATTCCGATATTTAGCCGTTGGAAAGCAGACGCAGCAAGATTGGGGTGAGCCGATCAGAAGGAATTTGCGCGGCATAGCCTAATGTGGTAGTGTGCGGCATATATGCTCTGCGCGGGGTTTTTATGTCACTTTACGAAAATATCCATAATAAAAGAAAACGCATTAAGGCTGGATCTGGTGAGCGAATGCGTAAGAAGGGTGCGGCTGGCGCTCCTTCAGATAAAGATTTTAAAGATGCAGCTAAGACTGCAAAAGATTTTACGCCTTGCAAGGGATGTCCGACTAGGGGCGCTTGTAAGAAATCAGGCAAATGTCTTATGAAAACTATGGCGGGATAGAAAATGCGTTGTGGATACAAGAAAAAGGGCCGCAAGGGCGGTAAGAAAAAATGAAAAGACCCAAGAAGCGCCCAGAGGGGTTAAAGCCTGTAAGCTTTGGTAGTGATGATAACGGGTCAAAAGCATCGTCAAAATCAAGTGGCAGTAGCGGGAAAGGTGGCGGTAAGTCGGTAGACCCGTCTACATCTAAGGGTCAAAAAGCCATTGCTGCCAGCCGCACAGAGAAAAGTGGCTTTGGTTACTATAATGATGCTGGGAAATATGTTCCTGCATACATAGATGCATTTGACGGTGGTGGGATGAACCAGCAAGGAACGTATTTTGCTGGCGGGCCTTTATCTAATATTTTAAACGTAGCAAAGGTTGCGCCATTGGGCGCTACAGAAGGGTTAGTGCCGCGTGAAGAAATTGGCTACCGTGATCTGACCGATATGTTTGACCAAGGTGGCCCACAGGCAAGCGGTGGTGGCTTTAGAGGCGCGGGTGGCTTTAGTGGTTTAGGCAATATAGCTAATATGCTTGCTGGCAATGAAAGCGAGCGCGTTGGTTATTACGATGAGGGTGGCCGATTTTATGAGCCACCAGCCCCGACACCAGCCCCATCTGGTATTTTAAATGCTGTTCAGGATAATGTTTCGCCTCAAAATTACGAAAGCACTGCTCGCCAAATGCAGACAATGGGCCTTCCAAATTATGAAAGCACGGGTCGGCAAATGAATGCAATGAACCGTCATCCACTAGACTACAGAAGCCAGCATGTTAGAGAAGCTGTAGCTGATGTTTTTGAAAGAGAAAAAGAAAGAGCGGATAATTTAGGAGTTCCATTTGAAGAAGGAAGTGATGCTTTAAACAGATATTACGCTCAAAAGCACATGGCATATTCTGGACAGCCGATGTCTCAGCTTACAAACCCTAGTGTTGATGGTATTCCAAACATAGATCGGCTTATGCCGCCAGTAAACGCCGCGCCACAGGCTGCGCAAGGAATACCTATTGAGCCTTATCAAGCAAAGCCAGTACCTTCTTTATTGCAGCTTGATGCAGGGCCGAATTACCATGCCACAATGGATAGAATGTTGCAGGAGTTAGGAGAAGAAAAGTTTAATGAAATTTTAATGTCTCCCAATTCCGCTCAACTTATTGATTTATATGAGCGTGGCGGGCCATTTAAACTATGACCAAAGCAAAATCTAAAAGCCGAAAGTCTGGCCCAAGCTTATCTGTAGGGCGCGGAGAAAAACTGTCTGTTAAGCGTGGCGGTGGTTTAACGGCCAAGGGTAGAGCAAAGTATAACAAGGCCACAGGAAGCAATCTCAAGGCTCCTGCGCCCAACCCAAAAACAAAGAAAGAGAAGGCTCGCAAAAAATCCTTCTGCGCCAGATCACAAGGCTGGACGGGTGAGCGGGGCAAGGCTGCGCGTAAAAGGTGGAAGTGCTAGATGGCTGAAAGCTACAGGGATCTTTACGCACAAATAACAGGTGATACTTTTAACGCTTATCGTCCTAGAGAGGATGGCGTTGAAGGTCATATGTATGGTGAAGCCACACTAAAACGCGCTGTAGAGAGATTGCAGTCAATGCCCGCTGGCCCGCAAGAAACTTATATGATGTCAAAAATGACAAATATGGGGCCGAAAAAAGGTTTGTTTGCTGGAAGTATGTATGATCTTTCGCCAGAGGCGGGCGAAGATTATTTTAGAAATCAATTAGATAATTTCAGAGATCCAGATAAAAGCAATCTTGATGTCGGAGTGGAAACGCTAAAGACCCTTTTGCATTCTGGCGTAAGTCCTGCAACAAAAATGGGGTTTGCTCAGGGTTTGTTTAGATATTTGTCGGAAAGATAAAATGGCAAGTTTTATAGATTTTCTTTTGCAGAACAGAGGCGCGTTACAGCCAGAATACCGTGATCCGCGTGAAAGTATCGGTAGGCAGTATTTGAGAGAAGCGGCATCAGATTTGAGTGATGCAGTAAACGCTTACGAAGTACCTTCTATGAACCCTGTTTTTACTTTACCAAAGTTACTTCTGGCGTTAGATCCTGCAATTAGATCAGGAACAGGTGCAGCAGTATCAACAGCCCAATCTCTTTCTGAGGGGTTTCCATTTTTTCAAGATAAAAAATCAAGTGACAAAATGGGTCGTGATTTAATCGCGCTGGTTGATGAAAGCCCCGTTGAAATGATGGTCGCGCCATATGCCGGTTTATTAGATAAAGCTGGTGAATTTGGATCTATGGTTAAGCGATCAAGGCCATATCTTCTTGGCGATATATTAGAGGGAAACCCTGATGTTATGAATTTGCCAGAAAAGGGCAGACCGGCAGCAGTGGGTATTCCAGACGCAGGGAGATTTTCTTCTAGGCCGATTGCTGAAGTGCAAAGCGCATCTCGCAAATATATGGATGAAGCTGGCATAGATATTCCAGAATATATTGAATATCCAGAATTGGATCAGCGGCGGGCTAAATACATTGCAGCAGCGTATGAGCGCATGAAGCACGATCCAGATAATCCAGAAGTAAAAGCTGCATATGAAGCGTTAAAAAATGAAACAATGGCACAGTATGAGGCGCTTAAAGATACTGGCATAGATTTTAAGTTTCTGCGCGAGGGACAGACAGATCCATATGCAAAAAGCCCCGCGATGGGTTATCAAGATGTTGTGGAAAACAGAGAATTAACTGTATTTCCTACTGACTTTGGCTACGGTTCTGGTGAGTTTGATGCATCAGACAACCCTCTACTTGGTTTTGTTGGTCAAGTTGGCGATAAAGAAGATGCTGTTGCAAATGACGCTTTCCGCGTTGTGCATGATATGTTTGGTCATTTAGGTGCAGGAAACCCTCAGTTTAGAGCAAAAGGTGAAGAACGTGCTTGGCTAGAGCATAGCAGAATGTTCAGTCCAGAAGCCCGAAAGGCCATGACAACTGAAACACGCGGTCAAAATAGCTGGTTAAACAGTGGGCCATTTGCAGATCAAAATGCTACTGCTTTGGGCGCTGATACAGTGTTTGCCGATCAGAAGGCTGGTTTACTGCCAGATTGGGCTGTAGATCCACAGGGGATGCCAAAAGGCATTGAGCGTGATGAGTTAGACGAAATTATCAAGAAGTGGGGCAGATAATGCGAAAGGGTTTACGGCAAGCTTCACAGTTAGCGAAAGGCTTGCTTGATTTGTTTCATTATTCTGATGAGGTGCGGCCAGTCATTGACCCTTTGCAGCATTTAACTAACCCTAATATTCGCGGCATGGAGCGTGAGTTAGCTTATGGAACGCGGTTATCTAAGTACGGTGAAGTGCCAGAAGTAATTTATGACCCTTACCCGCCACAATCCTATTTTGGAACATCTAATTATACGCCCGAAAGTGGTTTGGGTGAAGTTATCCACAAAACAACTGCTGATGAAGAAGCCTTCTACGATGTTTCTGAAGATGTTAAAAGGTTTATGCCTTTAGCGCGTGAAGAAGTAATGGACAGGTTGGCAGAGTTTGACAAGAAATTTACACCGTATGAAGTAAATCTAATGGTGCAAGGCAGGGCAATGAGTTTAGCAAAAGAAGCTAAATATTTGGGCCTTAGCAATAGAAAATACAGGCCAGATGTCTATACTCAATTCAACGAAGTGATCCCGCAAGAGGTTCAACCGTTAGGGCAAGAAATGATGTCATTGGTAGAATACCTAGAGAGCATAAAAAAATGACAGAATATGAAATAGAAGTTGATGATATGGGGCTGGGTTTAATGCGCAGTGATCCATTTTATAGAAGCGTTGAGGTAGTGAAGGAAAAACCTACCGGCACAATGCAGAAGCGTTATTTAGTAAAAGTTGTTGAGCGAGAAGAAAACGCATATTACGCAAAAAGCGTTTAACCTTGGGTTCTCAGCCAAAGTATGATAAAAGTAAGCCAATCTTAGGAGATTTACATGGCGATCACAACTTACGCAGAGTTACAAACTGCAATTGGCGATTGGCTGAACCGCGCCGATCTTGACCAAAAGATACCTGATTTTATTCGGTTAGCTGAAAGCACGTTGAATGATGTTTTGCGTTCTGCTGATATGGTCACGCAATCAACGTCTATAGCAATTACAAGTGGCCGCGCCACATTGCCAGCCGATGCTTTAGAGATTGTCTACGCGCAGGTGGCGTCATCTGAGGATGAGCCTTTAGAGCAAATTACGCCGCAGCAGCTTACAATGTTGCGAAGAACGCGCACAAGAAATGCTGCAAACCCTAGATTTTACGCTATTGTTGGCCGTGATATAGTGGTCACTCCTACACCGGCATCTGGATCTTTGGATTTAGATTACTATCAAAGACTGCCAGTTTTGTCTGATAGCAATACAACAAACTGGCTGCTGACAGATAGCCCGCATATTTACCTTTACACCAGCTTGCTTCATGCAACGCCATTTTTGATGGATGATGCCCGCTATGCTGTATTTAACAATACAGTGAGCCAGCAAGTGATGTCAGCGGTACGTTCTCAGCAAACTCTTGCTTTAGATGATATGAAGATGGCAGGATTTTCTTTGTCAGCGCCTACTGATGTTGCGGCTGCGCAGCAATCGGCTCTGGCATCTGTTGCGGGGTAAGGCTTTTAAATGGCAATTACATCTTATGCCACGTTGCAAGACGCAATCTTAGCTTACGCAAATAAGCAAGATATTGCGCAGTCATTAGATACATTCATTGCCTTGGCAGAAGCAGATATGCAGCGCAAAGTGCGTCACTGGCGTATGGAGCGCCGCAGCACGGCATTATTAGATACGCAATACACAGCCTTACCTAGTGATTTTTTAGAGCCTGTTAGAACAATGCTGACGGGTTCAGATCCATTGCGTTTAGAATTGATTGGCATTGGAGAGTTAGCGGAACGCCGTGAAAGATCCAATGACGTAACCTCTAAGCCAAAGTATTATGCTATCGTAGACGGTACGATAGAAGTTTTCCCGAAACCCGATGCAGATTACACTTTTGAGATGGTTTATTATTCAGATATTCCTGCTCTTAGTGACAGCAACACATCAAATTGGGTTCTGGAAAAGCATCAAGACGCATACCTGTTCGGAGCATTGATGCAGACAGCGCCATTTTTGGGTGATGATGGAAGGTTGGCCGTTTGGACTTCATTGTATCAAAGCGCAATAGATGGTATAAATGCTGAGAGCGAAAAGGCAAAGACTGCTGGCGCGGGTCGGCGTATTCAAATTAGGAGTTACTAAACATGGCAAGCTTTACAAAGGTCAATGACTTTGTTGTAAATTTGGCAAACGCTATGGATCTTGACAGCGACACTTTAAAGGTAGCTTTGTCAAATACCGATCCAACATCAGGCACAAATGTTGTTTCTGATGGCAATGGTGTTTTGGCAAACAT